CCTCAATGCGTTTGACTCGTTCTTGGTAGAGTGGAATCATCACCTCTTGGTAATCCTTGATCATTGATTCTTGAATCTTGTTGATTTTCTTTTGTGTTTCAAGTTGCATTTTCAAAAGATTAATTTCTCGTTCTTGTTTCATATCTATCTCCGTTTTGTTTTAAAAGAACAGCCAATTGCTTAACTGTTAAGAACATCATACCATACTATTTTAACAAATACAAATATATTTTAACAAAGGAAGTTAAATCAATTAGATTTTAGTTTTAGTTGGTATATAATGACAGCACCTCTGGTTAAGAGTTATCGGGGGCGGGAGTAATTACCCGCCCTTTCTTACGATTGAGGGATAGATAATTTTTAATAATAACATAGGGGGTATCAATGGCAACCAAGCCACAAAAAGATTCATTTATAGTTTATCGTTCATTCTTTGATGCGATAGAACCATTATCAGAAACAGATCAATTAGCCTTACTTAAGCAAATATTCGAGTTTGGTCTTAATCACAAGGAAGTTAAATTAGAACCTTTGCCAAAAGCAATGTTCAGTCTTATAAAACCACAATTAGAAGCAAATCATAGACGCTGGACAAACGGAAATAAGGGCGGCAGACCTAAAGAAAATAAACCAAAGCATAACCAAAGCATAACCAAAGCCGAACCTAATAAGAATAAGAATGTAAATAAGAATAAGAATAAGAATGTAAATAACAATGTAAATAACAATAATGTGCTGACTTTTAATCAACAACTTACGCAAGAATTAGAAAAAGAGGGGTTGAGATGAATAAGAAAGAATGTTTAATTATTTTAGAAAGGATTAGAATTAATTGGGGGTGGGCAGTAGCAAAAGACATACCGTTTAATTCTGTGATTAATGAAATGATGAGATTGTTTTCTCAAATGCCTTTCTTTGTTGTTAATTCAACTATTGATGAGTTAATATTTAATGGAAGTGATAAACCAACCTTTCCTAAGATTTATGCTGAATGTAGAAAACTTTATAGTAAAAAACTGAATGAAGTTGATATGGCTGGTGGATTAAATAAAGATGAATTATTAGAAATGGAAGCCCTACACCCAATCCAACAATGCGTTAAAAAACAAATTGTTATGAATCCATCAATGCCATTAAATACTTTGAAAGCGTGGGCGATCAAAGATGTGATGAAACTTGGAAATAAGGTTGAGGTATTAGAAGCAGCAATTTCTTTTAATAAAAACAAACCATCATTACATTAAATATCTTTGTTATAATTAAAACCTATGATAGATAAATATGATTGTATTAAATGCGAGTTTAAGCGACTGGGTTTGACAAATAAAGCCGTTGCTGATATTTTAGATATAAGTGTTCAGAACCTTGATTATTTAATTAAACAAGATGGGGCAAGAATCCATTGGATAACATTGGGTTTAATAAGTTACTATGGGACGGAAATGAAATGACCAGACCAATGAAATATGGGGAAATAAATGCAGTTACACAAGCACACTCAATCCGAGTGTAAAGAAGTATTAGAGGGTATTAAAGACATTGTTAAACAGATCAACAACATTAATGATAAAGAACTAAGAACATCATTGTGTGTAGCGGTACTTGAAATGTGCGATAGGTTGTTGAAAGATGGCACGAAAGTTTGAACTCGCCCTTACTTTACCGTTTCCAGTATCGGTGAACGCATATTACCGTGCTATATTACGCGGTAAGTTCTGTACTAGCATTCTATCGGCTAAAGGTCGGGAGTTTAAAGAGCGTGTTGCTAATATGGTTGCTGAAAGTGAGAAGAATCCAACTGATAAGCGTGTGATGTGCCAGATAAAGTTATATCCACCAGATAGACGGAAGCGTGATATTGATAACTATGCTAAGTCTTTGTTAGATAGTCTTACTGGTATCGCTTGGGTTGATGATGAACAGATTGATTGTTTAGCCATTAGCCGTGAGGAAATAGTTAAAGGTGGAAAGACCGAAATTACAATAAGGGGTATATGATGTTTAAATGGTTAAAGAATTTATTTAATAGATGTAGTGCTAATCAAACTCAGATAGATATAGTGGTTGCTCACATCAAGTATCACGGATCAATATCAACAACTGAAGCTAAAGAGGTTGGTATTAAGCATCTACGCAGCGTTATTTGTAAGATGAAAGACCGTGGATATAAGGTTAAGAATGTTGGTAAGCAAGGTAAGGTCGGAGTTTATAAGTTTTGAACTCTGTATTAACTAAAATCAGTGCGATAAAACGCAATCCAAACAACCCACGCATCTTAAAAGATGATAAGTTTGCTAAATTAACTCAATCAATTAAAGACTTCCCACAGATGCTGGACATTAGACCTATTGTTGTTAATGATGATATGGTCGTGCTGGGCGGTAATATGCGTTTAAAGGCGTGTAAAGAAGCTGGACTTAAAGAAGTGCCAGTTATCAAAGTAAACGACTTAACCGAAGAACAACAACGTGAATTTATCATTAAAGATAATGTTGGCTTTGGTGAATGGGATTGGGATTTACTAGCCAATGAGTGGGATACTGATTTATTAGAGGACTGGGGATTAGATATAGACTTCGCTGGTGATGATGATAACGAAGGTTTAACCGATGAAGATGATGTGCCAGAGGTAACAGAGAACCCAGTAAGCAAGGTTGGCGATATATGGCTGCTTGGTGAGCATAGGGTTATGTGTGGTGATTCAACTAATGGTGGTGATGTTGCTTTATTGATGAATGGTCAAATGGCTCAATTACTACACGCTGACCCACCTTATGGAATGGGCAAAGAGGGTGATGGAGTTGCTAACGATAATTTATATCGTGAGAAGTTAGACGAGTTTCAGATGGACTGGTGGAAAGCATTTAGACCAGCAGTTGAAGATAATGGCTCTGCTTATATCTGGGGCAATCCAGAAGATTTGTGGCGATTATGGTATGAGGGTGGATTAAAGAATAGCGAAAGATTTACAATGCGTAACGAAATCGTTTGGGAAAAAGAGGGCGGTCAAGGTATAGGCTCTGATGGATTTAGAAGTTATCCACCAGTCACAGAAAGATGTTTATTTTTTATGCTTGGTGAGCAAGGGTTTAATAATAATTCTGATAATTACTGGGACGGCTGGGATTCAATTCGTAATTATTTAGTTAATGAAAAGAAGAAGTCTGGATTAACGAATGACCAAATAAAAGCGGTTACAAATACAGCACATACTCATTATTGGACTACTTCACAATGGGCGTTCCCAACTGAACAACATTATAAGGCGATACAAAGACAAGCTAATGGCGATGCTTTTAAGCGTGAGTATGATGATTTGAAGCGTGAGTATGATGATTTGAAGCGTGAGTTTTATGGAACACGTGCTTATTTTGATAACGCACACGATGAAATGCGGGACGTTTGGAAAGTGAACAGAGTACACGGTAACGATAGGCACGGACACGCAACACCTAAGCCAGTTGAAATGATGGAAAGGGTGATGAAGTCAAGTTTGCCAAAAGATGGGCTATGTATTGAGCCGTTTGGCGGTTCTGGTTCTACTCTTATTGGTGCTGAGAAAACAAACCGAAAGTGTTACACGATGGAATTACAAGGTCAGTACGTTGATGTTATCGTTAAAAGATGGCAAGACTACACGGGCAAGAAAGCAATACACGCTGAAACTGGTGATGAATTTGTAGAGGTGGATAATGGGAAAATCTAAAGAAACTGAAGAAAATCAAAAGACTGGCAGACCACTAACTGAAATTGACTGGGAAAAGGTTGATGGAATGTGTGGCATAAGATGTACTGGCGAGGAAATTGCTGGTGTTATGGGTATTGGATACAGCACATTAGTCAGAGCAATGCGTCGTGAACACGATATGACTTTTGACGAGTATTACACCCTTAAATCGCAAAATGGCAGAGCATCAATAAGAAAGAAACAATATACCGTTGCTATGAATGGTAATCCGTATATGTTGAAATGGCTTGGTGTTAATTGGCTAGGCCAATCAGATAAGCAAGAAGTGGAACATAATGTTAATGAAATTAAAGGAATTAAGTTAATACTTGACTGACTTAGAAGATGGTATTAAAGGCGTTAAGGTACTGCCACATCAAAAAACCTTTATAGAAAGCATTAACCCAACCACGGGTTTAATAGCTGGATTCGGTGCGGGTAAATCATTCGCTGGCACATTAAAAACAATCGTTAAGAAACTACAATATCCATCTGTTAATGTCGCGTACTACCTACCCAATTACCCCTTGATTAAGGACATTTGTTGGGAAGTCTTCCCGCAAATGTGTAATGATTTAGGTCTACATTATCAACTGAATAAATCAGATAAAGAATTACATATCCATAAGTTTGGCAAGATATTGTTTCGTAATATGTCTGAACCAGAAATGATTGTTGGTTATGAGGTTGGTTACTCGTTAATTGATGAGTGCGACATTATGCCAAGGCATAAGATGGATAAAGCGTTCAAACAGATATTGGCTCGTAACCGTGCTAAATTGCCAGATAAAGCACCTAATCAAGTTGACTTAGTTGGAACGCCAGAGGGTTACAGATTTGCTTATAACTTGCTTGTTGCTAATAAGCCAG